CGGGTCAACTCCTCAAGACCCGCGAGCTCGGGCACTATTTCTGTAGCGTCCTCGTCCTTGATTCCGGCCATAAATTCGTCTACGACATTTGACCAGTAGCTTGTGGACTTCCCCTGAGTGATGACACGGTTAGCAAGTCCGTATTCTTTGGCGACTTGTAAAACGGCGCCCCACTTCTTACGCTCAAGCTCAAGCACTTCCTTAGCTTGATCATACCCTTTTGATTTCCAATTGTTTACAAACGCAAGCTGTACGCGTTCCCATTGAGAGTGCGCCTTTCCTACGTTATCTATAATTCTTGCGACGGTTTCCTTTTCCGTACCGCCCAGCGAGTCGAGGACTTCTTCAACCGGTTGACCCCCCACGTATTTGACCCAACCGGACTTAGCGGCATCCGCCAAATCGAGATGATCCCTTTCATCCTCGGTTAAGAAAATGGATCGGCCTGCCACTTCGGCCATCTTGGAATAAAGCCAACCATGCTTTCTGAGGTTTTTAGATAATGTTTTCTCTTTGCTTTTGGCGTCGTAATCAGTTCGATATTTATTACGCCTCGCTTCAACCTCTTCCTTTGTTACTTTTTGTTCAGCCCCAAAAGGGTCTTTAAATCGGGGATCTACCTTAGTAGGGTTGGCAACCTTACCTGAAGGATCAAAACTAGGTTCCTCAAATTTAGTGTCGTTAAGAACTTGCTCTTGGGTGGCTGGGGAAATTTCCTTACCAGGGTTCTCTTCTTTCCAGGATTTTGAAGCCTCCCTTAAATGCTCGGGGGTGCTGAGATAGGTGTCGAGCATTGAGGTGTGTTGAAATCTTGCTTTCTTCCCAACCCTGTCCGCGCGATCCCAATCATTATATAGATTTGAATGCCTCTGTTTTAATTGCTTGAGCTTTTTGTGGTTAATCGAATCATCACCAAATCTCATACCTACGTGGTCATCCAATTCCTTATACCACTCGTCTACGGGCTTCTTGCCCCTTTTTAATACGGGTACGTCCTCGATCTCGTTGGGGTCGTCGGGGTTGTGGAACATGGAGTTCCAATGCTTCTGCATGAGGCCTCCCTCAAAATCCGAAAGAAGTTTGTTTTTGGCGGAAGCTAACCCTTCGTATTCGGAAGCCCTAGTACCTGCGGCCTTAGTATCAGTGTTAAAGCTCTTTAGGTCTTTGTAATCTTGGGCTCTTGCGGGGTCTACGGGATACTCATACGGACCTACCGGCTCAGGGGTTTGGGCGTTAGGTTGCTCAAATGGAGATACCAAGGGCTCCAATGGGTACCCCTGGACAGGCCCATCGCCTCGAAGGTCAAGGGGCTCCTTTTCTTCGAGTGGGTTTTTCCCTAATGATAAATCGTCGAGCAACGACATTTTAACTTAGTAGTTATTAACGAGCTTAGCTAAACCCAGCCTTTTGGCTTGGTCCATTTTAGGAAGCTCCTCAAAATCATCTATTGCTCTATTTGCTACCGGAGTTCTGTTGAATCCAGCTGCGCCTCCGAATATCTCCTCATTAGTGTGACCTGTATTAATTTGGGGTTTAGGGTTGTATAAATCGGTAGCTCTTAATTGGGCTGCTTTTGCACCTGCGGGGTTGTCAAAATGTGCCCGCTCTTCCGGTTTGTAAAGTGACCGGCGGTGTATTTCAGCTTGCTCCGGGGGTAAATTATCCTTCCAACCTTGATAAGCTCGCTCGGCATTCTTGACATTACCATATTTGGGGTTGGTAAAAAACGTTGGACCCCTGCCTCCGGTTCTAGCAAGAATATCCGCATTGACGGAATCTCTCTCAGCCCTAGCCATTTTTTCTTTCCAACCAGCATCACGTTCTTGCTGTGCTTGGCGATAATCACGAAGTCCTTTAAACTCGCTCTTACCGAACATCTTCCCAAAAAAGTCGGTTCTAGGGACCTTCTCACCCGTCGCGTTAAGTAAGTGGTGGCCTTCTAAAGCTGATTGATCTGTCTCTAAATCTATGATCTTCCGCCTAATCCATTGATTAGCTTCTGCCGAATCTCTACCCCCGGATTTCATGCGATCAAGCCCATTGACATACGAATTAAACTGCATACTTAAGCTGTCTATACCAGACCCCGGAGTACCGCTTGGGTTGCTCATGGATTGAGGGCTGTGCTTCATCTTGTCCCGTATCATGGCTTTCCAGAGCATCTCAAGAGGCCCATTTGCATGCTGATTGCCAAAAATCTTTTGCGCGGCAAAATTATCGACTTCTCTTTCTGGTACGGTCATATCATACTCAATAGGTTGCTGAGTGCTTGGTGGTGCAGCAAAATGAGTAGGTGGTACATTATCCCACTGAGTTCCGGGATCTTGACTTGCGCCGGGCTGGTCTAATGTTTCTCCTATTGGAGATTCTACCGCATCGGGAAGAGGTTCAAATGGGTCTGCCGGGGGTATACGATCTTCCGGATCGTTAAATACAACACCATCTGGAGCCGTGTGCTCCATTTGGGCGTCAATAGGATCGGGTTCGGGGGTTTCTGCCGGAGCTAAGGGTTCTAGGGGTTCGGGGGTTTCTGCCGGAGCTAAGGGTTCTAGGGGTTCGGTAAAGACCTCTGCTAGAGATGGGCCTGGGGGCTGGGCAAAGACCTCTGCTAGAGATGGGGCGTTTGTCGGAGGCTTTGTAAAAGGGGTCGGTTGCCCGATCATATCCGGCCCAAATTGATTCACATCATCAATATTGCGAGGGCCTGTCGCTATGTGCTCGGCGGGTAAGTCCGGACTTACTGGTGCAAGTAAATCTTGTTCCGCGGTAATTTCCGCAGGCATAGGCATTGCGGGTGCGGTTCCGTCCGACTGTGCTTCTGGTACACGTGTAACTAGCGGAGAGTAATCGAATTCAGATTCAGGCGCATTTACGGGTTCTGCTGAAGCTGGTTCTTTAGTGACTAACTCGGAATTGGGTACATTTACGGGTTCTGCTGAAGCTGGTTCTTTAGTGACAAGACTTGGGTCCTGCCCCATACCTTCTCTAGGTCCGGTGGCAATATGCTCTCCGGGTAAATCAAGGCTTACGGGTTGGCTGCGGTCAGTAACACTGGCGGGAGCCTCGCCCGAGTCCATCCTGTCCATATCAAAACTATTAACGAAATCGATAGACGGCTCGGGAGTATTTGCGGAAAAAGCCCCACCGGATACACCCTCTACACCTTTAGGGCCTATTTCGCCTTGTTCACCCTCTACACCTTTAGGGCCTATTTCGCCTTGTTCACCCTTTTTATTTTGATAATGAGGTTCGTTATACTCAAGCTCTGGGATTTGCATCCATAATTCTTTGAGCAAACTTGTATTGCGCTTATTTTCTATTTCTATCTCTGCGAGCTCTTGATTTATAAGCCTGGGCCGGGTCCTAAGGTAGTTTAAATCGGCCTTTTTTTGTACGGAGGACGGAGAGCCGGGTTCAACCGTTTGCCCTTCCTTGTTTTTATTAGTGTTGTAGACATAATTACCACCACTGTTTGTAATTGCATCAAGCTCTTTTTTAAGTTTATCAGAACTACTTTTATAAGATTTACCTATCTTTTTTAATGAATCTTCAATTTGTTGAGGGTCTTGAGTTCCATATGTACCGAAAAGCGCTTTACTGTAATCTATATTTGGGTTTTCTAGTCGGGTCATCTCCGGAGCGTCCGGGACAGGGTTGGGGTTGGGGTTGGGGTAAGAGTTGTCCGGCTCGCCTTTGAAGAAATCTGCTACTCCGGAGCTTGAGGGGGGTGTGGGGCTTGCGGGGGGTGTGGGGCTTGCGGGGGGTGCAGGGTTTGAATTATTTCCGTAATCTACCGACCCGTCACTTTTAAGGTCTCCGGCAACATGCTGACCAGCCGCTTGTCTTTTAAGGAGTTCTTTACGGATAATGCTATCCAGAGCATTATCGTCATTTTGTTGCCTTATTTTATCTCCGTGGTTTCCATACGCTTGGCCTATCGTGGTTGGGGTCGCTAACGTAGTTTTTTGTGGATCCTTGTTTGGTGTAAAATAACTATTTGTTATTTGAGCTCTTTGAGGGGCGTCCAGTTTATTGAATGACCCTGTTCCGCGCCGTCTGTCGTATGCGTTCCTTACTAAATCCTCTTCCCTGCGATTAATCTGCAAGCCTTCCCTATTGCTCACCTGGTCCTTGTAGGGCATATCAAGGTTTTGAAGCTGAGAGGGGGTCTCGAAAGACTGCATAGCCTCGTTATGCTCCTTTTGATTAAACTCATTCTGGCGGGTGGCTTCCTGAACCTTGAATTCATCCATCTTGGATTGATTCTTAGCTCTGTTTGTTTGCATGACCCGATACATGTCGTCAGCGGTCGAGGTTTCATTTAACCCCCCGGCTTCAAATTGTGAATTTAAATCTTTGCCGGCTTCCATAAGCATCTTCTGGAGACCTTCGGAAGCATTTGCGGGCTCTAAGGTGCCCGCCCCAATTTGGTTGAGTTCGTTTACTACTTCCTCGTCAACGTCGTCCCCAAACCAACTGGTAATCCAATTCGTTAATCCTCCCCCGCTCCCAATCTCAGCTGCGGTGATCCCCCAGCCTACTTGACTAAAAAGATTTAACCCTCCCCACCAAGCGGCTATTTTGGTTCCTATCGCTGGTGCTGCTACTAAAACTCCTCGTGCTGCTACTATTCCCATAACCCGTATTCTCCTACTTTACAGTTATTTGCTCAACCGCTTGTAATTGGACGGGTGCGCGCGAACGAATCCATCCGGGCACATGAAAGATGGATTCTTTCTGAGCATTCTGTTTGTTATTTTCTTTTTCTTTGGTGATCTGAAAGATGAGGCGGATTCCATGTTGTATAAACATAGAGCGGCCGCTAAAACGTGGTCGTCATGGTGGCCGGGAGCAGCTTCAGGCTTACCCTTGTCACTAATCACGAAGACCTTCATTTCGTGTAAAATGTCCAGATCGGGAATATCGAAGTTCCGATCCATCAATTCGGCAGCCATATGGTCGATCAGGGTCTTTCTAGTGATCTTGTCGGTCTGCCAGCCGAAGAACTTCTCAACCATGCCCGTCGAATTATTGACCTTTCTCCGTTGATACACATGTACGCCGGCCTCCAAAAGGTACTTAACGATGGCCAAACCGCTGTTATTGACTTCAGGGACTACGAAAGCACCCCCATACCATGCGGCTGCCGCCTGAATCTCCTCGGCAAGGATGCCTATGTCCACGCGTGAGTGGTGAAGAGCTACCATACGTGCTACATGCCAATCACCATTCCAGTCCTCATACGGGGCCTTCCAGACCTGTACGGAGTGGTAATCGGGGTCTGCGGCCAATCCTTGCATCTGTTGGTCTTCTCCAGTGCAGGTATCGACTCCGATGATGTATTTTGAGTCGTATTCGGGTTCGTCATACACCTTCCAACTACCCGCACGGTCTAAATTGAAGCTTACGCTCTTGTTTGACTGTAAGCTAAGGTTACCTACTCGGAAGTTTTGATTAACGGCTCCGTCTGACATCTCCTTTAATACCTCAATATGGAACCTTGGGCGGGATGACATGAGGAAACACTCCTCCGGGTCGGACGGGTATTCTTGTCTAAACTTGCTTACATCACCATTACACTTGTCCTGGAGGACTCTTCTTCTCCAAAGCATGTTTTCCCAGGTGACATCAAAGCGTTCCATTTCGGATTTTTCGTCATCCGTCATAGTATCCTTAAAATCTTGAAGCTCGTCTTCGTCCCTAAACTCAACTACGGAGTCACTAAACTCGAACCAGGCGGCAAATATCTTAGCCCACTCATTATCTTGCACCCAAGTCCTGTAAAACCACCCAGCAGGCCCATTTGGCGTTGAATCGGCCACTACGAGGGAAACATTGTCTCCATCGTATAAAGACTGTAAATACCCCAATGCGGGGTCTCTTTCGCCTCCCATAGGCCAAAAAGCGACCTCGGTCATGTTACCGACCTGAATTGTTCCGCTTCGGCCGGCATTTTTGGATCCTGCGGTCTCTTTGCCGTAAACGCTTTTGCTGATTAGCTTGATCTCGTCGGCGAGACTTCCACCGTCCTCGAGGTTTGTTCCGAAATCGTTCCATGGGAACGCGTCGTTTTCCGCATATCTCCTGTATATCTCGAAAACTTTGTCCGACGTTCCCGCTATGTCCCCCATCAGACTCCCGCTGAGGTTCTCGTGCTTCCTCATGTGGTGGTATGTCAGGGCTTGAGCGCATGTGCTCGCCCCCTTCTGACGGGGTTTCAGGATGATCATTTTGCATGGTTTGCCTTCTATTTGGCATTTGCGGTAGTGCGCGAACATGCGCTTTTGCAAAGTATTGGGTGCAGGCTTGATATCCTTGCCCCGTTTGTCTTTAATGACCGCAAAAGTGCTGAACCAGACCTCTGGGTCTATTCTAATGAGATCTTGAAGCTGTTGCTCTTTGTCGGTCACTAGCACTTCCAGCGTCTGCGCGCTGCTTTACCTCGCTCACCCTTCCAGCTCTTGGAGCGGGCACAAAATGATTTACGCCTTCCAGCGGCCTTACTTCCCTTTTTTACCTTACCCGTAACCGCAGTCTTGAGCTTGGATCCGGGATTCTTCTTTCTATAGGCGGCTACACCCTTCTTGGTCATACCAGCCCCCTTCTTAACAGAGCGGTAATTAGCGCCCTTACCCTTAGTGGTCTTGGGTATGCGCTTACTGGGTTTTCTTTTTGCGGGCATTTTTCTTCTTAGCTGGCCATAGCTCACCTGTTAAGTGGGTGGTTGCCGGTGCCAAGCTTCAACCCCTTCTTGCGTTTCTCGTAATCTGGGCGGGAGTAGTAACGACCACCCTTCTTGTAAATTTCGTACCCCTGTTTCGCTTCGCCCTCTACTGTTTTATGCCATGTAGGGTGACCCCTGCCCTTCAGGATTTGCCCCGTTTTTTCATTCCTACTGGCCCAATGCCCCGTTTTATCGGGCTTAATACTAGCCCGCCTCGCCGACTCATAATCGTATCCCGTCCCCATAGGATTGAAAGGACGGCCGGCAGCCCCTGGGCGGGGGTCTTGCGGGATACCCCTTTGGTCATTCGGGTACTTACTATGAGCTGTTTTACTCATCGTTTACCCCTCCCTTTTTTCTTGGGTACGCAATTAGGGACTTTGCGACCTGATTTATTTTTCATACCCATGGCGGTATACCCCTTCCAGCAGGGGCCTTTCTTATTAGATTTTTTCTTTTTAGCTGGCATGTTTACAAATCTCCCAGTGATTTGGGTTTGTCGGCACGGCGAAAGTTGCTAAGCCCCATCTTGGGGTCTTTTCCGTAGCCTACTGGTGAATCCGAATAGGCGACCCCCGAACCTGGAGCCTCTTCCTTATTCCATCTTGCGGTATTAATCATGGGCTTGGGCTCATATGGGTCTCGCATAGGAGCCCCATCCATACCTTCGCCCGTCGACCAAGGGATCTTAGATCTTGGGTATTGCTGGTTCTTTGGGTCATGGGAGCCGAACTTACCTTCGAAGTCTCCCATCGGTTGCCAGGGGCCCATCGACGTCCTTTTGGCATCAAGTAAAGATTGTAACTTAGGAGACTTTACAACGCCCCCCTTACCGGCACTAAGATGGGTATCGAGGTCAAAATCGTAATTATGAACAAATGGGCTCATGCCCTTGAATATGTTCATAGGTTTGAAATTAGTGCTGTATTTAGACTTCTTTAAATGGTTGGTCATCTCAACCGGTATCTGGGCATTGTACTCGGGAAACCTCTTATTTTGTATGTCTATGGATGACTTTATGGTGAAAGGGTCATTGAGAGATTTGAAATCGTGATCGAATTTATCTCGAGGTAGTTGAGACAACCCCCCTTTAATCTTCTTGCGTAAATATTCGTTACCAAACTCGGTACCTACTACATTGGTAGGAAGCGTGAGGGCGGGTTCTAGCACATGTTGAAACACACCACTAACCGCTTTTACAGGCGCTTTGACTAGTCGATCAACCTGTTTCATCTTCTTCGTCGAATTCAAAATCGGCCTCAAATTCAACATCAGTACCGCAGAATCGTTCGATAACACCCACCGCTACTTCGGCCATGGTTATGTCATCCATATCGGATTCTTCGTACCAACGTACAAAAACTGATGAAAGTTCGTTTTCGAACATCTCTTCTGCTGATAAATTGTTTTTATGCATATCTATTAGGTCCTGTGAACATTCCGGGAATCTTGGGTTCGCGTCGTTCGTTGGATGCTGTGGACATCATAAATTGGATATAATCATCCCTGTTGTCTTTTATGTACTGGATACCCCTGGGGCCTATGGTATCCAGCCCCCAGTCGCCGGTTTTCTTGCCCTTAATTATGTTATC